GCACCAGTAAAGTTTGCCATATTAGAATATCCAAATTAATAAGATTATTCCTACTATAATACCAGCACTTACTTTAGGATTATCTTCTGCTAGTTTAATATATTTTTGTAAGTTTTTCATTTTTTTTTGCCTTTTTTTTCTTTGGTTTGATAGGAACTACTGTTTCATTTTCAAAAGTTTGATCTACTTCTTTAATGTTTTCTTTAACATTATCGTCAACAGGATTCCACCCTCTGAATGTCCATGTGTTTAAATTCTTTTTATAATCATCTTCTGTTCGTTCTATAATTTTTTTTCCATTAGTCAGTTTCATAATATTTTTCCTTTTTCATAAAGTGGGGAGTTTAACCCCCCCACCTTAAAAGTATTATTATAGTATTGAAGAATCTGCAAGTACTTCTACACCATAAGAGTCATGTAATTCGCCAACACCATAAACTGCTGTTGCTACGATTTCATCTGCTCTTAAAGAAGCATCACGTTGAGTTTCAATCTTAATATCTTGCATCATTGCAAGACCTAAAGCATCTTTATGGAACATTCCACCTTTGAAATCTCCACCAGTTCCAGTATTTGCCATATTACCAGTTTCAAATATTTTGATACCAGCGATTTGACCAATAAAGCCACTTCTTAATGCTTCGTTTGATAGGTCAGTTGATAGACCAGCAAAAGTATTAGTTAATCCTGATTTAAGATCAAAAGCTACTTTTGGGTGCAACACACAGTATGTTTCATCAACAGGAAGTCCTAATGCTCTTAAAGTCGAAGCTGCATTAAAAATTACTGCTGGTGTTAAAGCTGCACTTGCTGTTCCAACTGCTGTTGAAAAGCCATCAAATTTAGCAAGTAAGTCTTGATCCATTTTTTTTGCGATTGCTTCTCCAAACAATTTACCAATATCTCCAGCTACATTTCTTGGTGCTGAATTTCTTGCTAAGTCTGTTAGAGTTGTCATGATACCAACCTCAGAAGCAGTAATAGTTACTGAACTTGGGTTGATTGCTGTATTGCCTAGATCAGTTGCATCTGCTACTGCTGCTGCTGCTACTGCTGCATAGATTGGAACTTCAACTGATTTTCCACCACCTGATATAGCATAATTTTTAACAAGATTTTTCATTATAGATTTCTCGTTAATTACAAATTGTGCTTCTGCTACTATCTCTGTATATAGTTCCGATAGTGTGGAACTTGTTGTTTCGTTTGCCATGATATTTTTCCTTTATTATTTATTGTTTAAGTTAATCTCAACAGCACCTGAATCTCGCTTTTTCCTATATTCTGCATAGATTTTACGATCTTCTGATGTTGATAAGTCCAAGTCCTGTAAATTAAATGGTTTAACAGTTTTACCTTCGACACTACTCTGGCTTCCTGAACCAGACAAAGACCCTTGACGGAAATGTGGGTTAGCATCTAAAAACTCTTTAACTTTATCTTGTATCGTTAATAGTTCTCCTTGTGAGTTATATCTCACATTAGAATTATTATCAAGAATTTCTATTCTACCATCATCATTATATTTGATCTCATTTTTAATTAAAGATACGACTTGTCCAGCATTAATAGCTTTATGTTCGTTAGCAATAGATAGAATTGAGTTATCAACTTTCTCTTTTTTCATCTGATCTTTATATTTATTAATTTCTATGTCTTTTTCAGATAATCTATCTTGCATAATCTTTTCAATATCAGCTTTAGATTTTGCTTCTTTTAATTGCTGTTCTTTTAGAAGTTCTGATTTTTGAGATGCTTCTGTTTCAAGAATCTTTTGTGTTTTTCTTTGTTCAGCTTCTAGTCTAGTTTTGATTATGTTATCTAATTGCTCTTGTGTAAAAGTTTGTTGTTTTGGTGCTTCTACTTTTACTTCTTCTTTTGGTGCTTCTGTTTGTTCGTTTTTCGGTTGAACTACCTCTGTTTCTTGCGTCATAAGACTCCTGTTTAGTTTATATTATTAGTTCTCCAGCTTTGTTATACCAATCAGGATTGACATAACTCCATTGGTGTCGACAATTATAACCCCCTCGAACTATTAAAGGATTACCAGACTTCTTACCTTTCCAACTTGTGCTTGACCAAAGTTTTCTAACTTAGTCAATAGTAAAAAGTCCACCTTGTCTTTTGTTATATACTCCACTTACTACATTTCTACATAGCTGTCTAGTAGTTGGAATTACATCTCCATAGTATTTAACATAAGTTAAACCAGCATCATTTGACTTATTAAAGTTTAATGTTGCATCAAAATCTCTTAATGAATCGTTTAATATCTGACCAGCATATCGTTTCATGTTCTCGCCAACTCTTGTACTTGCATATTTACTTTGAAGTATCTTAACTGCTGCATCTACTCTTGATGCTAATGCTGGGTTATCTTTATTGTTCTTAACATAATCAACTAATCTATTTACTGCTGGGTCGCTTGAAGTAGCATAGATTCCATTAATTGATTCTCTTAATTCTTTCTCTAATACAGTAAATTCAGTTCCAACTAATGTATTCTGATAAACCTTATCTGATAGTATTCTTGTGAAGTTATTAGATACATCTTTAAACTGTGTGTAATATTGTTTTTTAAGATTCTGAACTAATGCTAAATCTCCTTTTGTAAGTTCCTGAAATTCAGGTGGTATAAGTCCAATAGTTTTAAACTGTCTTTCAACTCGTTTAGCTTGTTCTCCAAATCCTTTTCTAACTACTCTATCTGCAAATGGTAAATACTCCTTATCAAGTATTGCTTTGATTTTAGGTCTAATTGCTACTGCACTTTTTAGTTCAATTAACTTACCAGCAGTTCTAGGAAGTTGTTGATCTGCTAAAGATATAATCTGTGCTTCTATTCTATCTAATGTTTGAGTGAGTTGTTTGTAGTATTCGATCTCGGCTTTCTCTATGCCTTTAATTCGGTAATTCGTTAAATCTTTTAATATATCTGACATTCATTAAATTTGTTCTTCAGCTACTGTTTCTTGTTGAACTTCTTCTTGTGTAAATTCTCCAACCTCTGATTTAATATCTATCTCATCAAAGATTTCATTTAGCTTTTCATCATCATCAATAACTGTTCTAGCTATTTCTTTATCTACTTCTTTATTAAAAGTAGGAGAACCAATATTTAATGCTTTAGCTTGTTGGAAGTACATAAGATCACTTGCATAATCTCTAATGTTAAATGAATCAGGATAGTTAATCTCTCCATCAAATGTTGTATTTTGAAATAGTGCATATAGATTAAATAATTGTTCTTCTGCTAATTGTAGGTTATCTGCTTTTTCAGATAGTCTAGCATTAAGTAATTCAAATTCAGTTTGTAAAGCTACACCAGAACTAATACCTGACTTGGTACTTCTTACTGCACCAGTATGTGCAATTCTATTAATAGCATCTACTTTGTGTTTAATTGAATCCATAATAGATTGTAAGTTCTGTCCTGATGGTTGTAGTAAATAAGGTTTTAAGTTTGGTTCTAATTCATCAGGCATTTCTATAACTGCACCAGCACCAGCACTAGCATTTACACTTGGAGTCTTAACTAAAGAAGGGTGGTTTGTTAATCTGATTAATTGTTCCATTTCAGAGTATTCATTGTAAATAGATTTTTGAAGATCAGCTATATCTGTTAAATCTGATTGACCAATTCCTCTCTTATGAGATTTAGCATTATATAAAATTACTGCTGGTATCTTACCAATCGTATTCGGTGCAGAATCGATTAGTCTAGGTTCTGAATTTTTAGGAAGATAAACTGTATCAATTCTATCAGGAAACCATAAACGGAAATACTGTCCACCTTCTCTATCTACTTCTTCTCTTACTTTTAAATAGTCAAGTTCGTACTTACCATTAGCTTGTCTTGTGTAGTTCCAATCAAATACATTTTCAGGTGTAAGGATTGATACATAAGGTCTTATGTCTTGGTCTAATTCGTCTGCTTTTGTGCTTGTTGTAATATTTGGTTTATCTAAAATCATAAAACAATGACCATAGATTGAAGCATAGTTTTGTGCTTGTCTTATTACTGAATTTAAGTTGTTACCATCTAAATCTGCATCTTTTAAGAATGAATCTAAACTAGGTTCATCTTGCATATCTGCAAAATCTCTACTCGGTCTAACTCTAAATAAAAATGATGAATATATTTGAATAATGTTTTTACAATGATTATCGCAAGGAGTATTAGCAAGTCTTTGATTAAATTCTGAATCTAATTCTAAATTATATCTATTAAGATAATTGCCTAAAGTATAATCAAATCCACCATTGTATGATCTAATAAAATACTCCCAATTTCCAACTGTTTCTGAATAATCTTTATGAATTTCTGTTATTGAATCTTTTGTGTATGCCATATTTATTTCATTGCCCATCTTGTAGGAGAACTAAATACTGTCTGTGTAGTCAATGGTTTTAAATAATCAATCATATAACCTAGTGCGTCATTCATATGGTCGAATCCATCTTCCTTATCAGGAATATTTGTATTCTCTTTGTATATCTGTCTTTGTAAACCTTTTATCAGGGTTTTGCAAGATTGTGAAACAAAAATATGTCTGACTCCAGTAGAATCTTTTAATCTACTATTCACAGCATTGACTCTATCTCGAATTGCTGGGTGTTTATTTTTAACTTTAACTTTGAAACCAGCATTTTGTAAAATAGATAAGTCAGTTCTCCCACCAGCACTTGTCTTTCTTTGTTTGGAAGCTGGGTCAGGATATATAAAGATTGGTATTTTAGTACCATACCTATCTCTTAATTCTTGCACCATCTCGTCTGTATTACTTCCATAAATAATTACTTCATCAATAAATATTACTTTATCTTTATCTAATTGTGCAACACAAGCTGACATAGGGTCTACGTTAAAGTCCATTCCTATATGTAAAGGCTTCTCCCAATCAATCTGTTGTTTAACTACATTATCAACTGGGTGGAAGTTATAATAAACAGAACCAGCATAGTTCTCAAATGTACCTTCAAACTCTTGTCTAAAAGTTCTAATATCAATATCTTGTTTAGCTTGTTCTATTTCTTCTGCTGAAACCATACCACCTTCAACAGTAGTATATTGGTAGCTATCCCATTCTGCATCTTGCTTTCCTTTAAGATATAATTCATATGACCAATTACCATAGCCTTTAGGAGTTCCACAGAATAAAACTTTTCCGAGAGTGTCAGATACACTTGCTCTTAATACTTCATACCATGCTCGTTTATCTATATCTGCAAACTCGTCTAATATAAGAAAGTTTAATCCACTACCTCTTAATCCATCATAGTTATCAGCACCCTTTAATGAGATTGTACTATTAGATTTTCTTATCGTAATAGTCATAGTAGTTTCGTTAATATCTTCTATCCAGTTAAACTGATTAAGCATCTCTTTTAGATTAGCCCAAACGATCTCTTTAGCCATTTTAAATGTAGGTGCTATATACCAGATTTTCTGATTGGGTTTTGTTGCGTACTTCATCATCTCGGTAATACATAGATAAGTCTTACCAAATCTACGACCACTAATTAAGACTCTGAATCTACTATCGGAACTACTAACCTTCAATTGAGGTTTAGTGAGGGATATTTTCATTTAGTTTATTGAAGTGGATTTTTTGTGCTTACCTTTATTTCTTCAATTTGAACTTTTAATAATTTTATTTCAGCTTCATTAACTAAAATTTTAGTATGACCATGTTGTTCACTTAATGCTGTAACCTTTTCTTCTAACACAGCTATTTGTGCAGAATAATCTATATCAATAGTTTTAGATGCGTTTTCCAATACATCTATTTTAGTCATAACTTCTCCATACTTAATAAACCCAG